CATTTTGTACAACTTGTAGCGGATTTTATTGGATAAATACGGCATCTGGATTAGCAGTTACTGCCCATGTAAGAATGAGGAATGTAGATATTCCCGTTTGGACAGTTGGTGGTTTCATTGTTGATGGTGATGCTCAAATTCAAATAAAATACACAATCGCCGTTATGAATGCAATAGATAATATAGACTATTTTCTCGTTGATGGAAAGGAATTTCTAAAGAAACAAATATCACTCAGAGGGGTTCCAACAGTAAATAGGATTGTAGTAACACTCGAAGAAAAGGAAGGATAAAATGGAACAACCAGAAGTAGTTATAGAAGGTTTGGATGTAATTGATGTTGTAAGATATATTAGTCGTAAAAAGGATAAATTTATTGCTATCGTTTTAGCTGATCTAGAAGAAGTGATGGAAAAAGATAGCAACGAATATAAGTTTGTTAGAAAACTATTTTTAGACGGGTTTAATGATTATACCCGCTCTGTAATGAGAACTCTCTTCGGTAACGTGGAGGGATTGATAATGAAATAATGACCGACGAGCTACAATATATTGAAAACATAAGTTATAATGCTCAAAAGTGGGCTGATTATTTCCTTGAAAATCCAGTAATTCATGATGATAGGTATGCAGAAACATTAAGACGCACACAACAACAGATTCTATTAGTGATAAGAGATTTTATTAAAGGTGCAATATCTGGACATAAAGAGTATACTCGATTTAACTGGATGCAATCTGAATTAATCACTGCATTCAACAATCCTGATATAATTAGAATAGACCCAGAAACAGGAGTTCTATATTTATTTGTAGGGGCTGAAGAAGTGGTCGGTGATTGGGAAGATTTTTGGAGAGGATATGAGGCGGCATTAGCAGAAAGAGCACCTAATGCATGGAGAGCCTCAGATGAGAAAAGACAACAGGTTTGGCGAGAAATCGTGTGGCCGAGTGATTATTTATTAAGTAGAACATTAGCCGTAAGACGAAGAGCATGGGGAAATAAAGCTCCTTGGTGGAATTGGTTAGAGGTTGGAAATGTAGGACTGGAAGGTGCTTTCCCTAAAAATAATCCCGCAACTAGTTTTCTATATCTTGCTCAAGATAAAGCTAGACAAATATTCAATGCGGCACTAGAAGTAGTGGAAAATGAAGAATTTAATGCTATTGAACAGGCACATACAAGATTTATACTTGACCCAGATAAATATGAACCATTTGATGTTCTTGGTGAATTTTATGCAGAAGGAAAGAAATACAAAATTTATATTACCCCAAAACGAGCATTATTGGGTGTAACTGAAGCAAGAAGGCTTGGAAGGTAAAGAGGATAAGATGATATGGAACTAGAAAGAAAACAAGACTTAAGCATATATTACTGGCTAGAGAGTCTAATGCAACCTTATCCTATGGTTAACGTTAATGATGGATATCCTGAAGGGGATTTAGAATTACCGTCCGTTACAATAGAATCTGACGCAATCACTCCCCACCTTAAAGAAATGGGTAGTCGAATTAGTTGGAGAAGAAGATTTTGGATAATTGATGTAATAGCTTTAAATAAAGCACAAAGAGACGAATTAACATCCATCATTTTAAATGATATAGAAAATGGAATTTCAGTATATGATTATGACGAGGGCTTTCCGCCTGGCGTTTCGCCAACAGAGATTGGCTTATTATCACCCACTGATTGGGATGTAAGAACAATACGAGTTTTTCCAATGTTGGTGGAGAAAATGTACTGGAGAAATACCATTAGATTTTTTACGGAATATAACGCAAAATAGGAGAATAAAGAGATATGGCTAGAAGAATTGCAATCCCATCTAAGCATGTCCAATTAAAGCTAGTTGGTTCAAGGGATGCGTTGGTAATTCCGAGAGTACAGCGACTAACTATTACCGCAGATCGTCCATCAACTGACATTGATGAACTAGGTAATAGGCTACACGCTGGTACTGTTGAAGATGTACCACAAATTACTGCTACCTTCCAAGCGATGGACGTTGGTATGAAAGTGCTTGGTATTCTAACTGGAACTGATGCTGCCGCATGGCCTGCGTCTGGAGTAAGTATCACCGATATTGGTGAAGTTGATCTAATTGCTCATATTAGAGATTACACTGCAAATGACTATGTAAAGATGGCACACGCACGTAGATGTACAGTTCGTGATTTTTCATTCAACTATTCAGTTGAAGGAGAATCAACAGAAGAATATACCATCATTGGAACACAAAAGAGATGGTTCAAGAATGATGTTGTTGCTATCAAATATACATCAGGCGGTACAGGACCTCTTGACTTAGTAGAAACACCAGCAAATTTGAAAAATGGTGACGAATGTATTTCAGTTATCGTTGATGGTGTCTATTTTGATAGAGTACCATCAACACCGGACCCTGGAGAATACAGTGTTTCAACTGATGAATTAACATTAGGAACAGCACTTGTAGACCAATGCATTGCTATTTTCCAATCAGCTTTATCAACTGACGTATGGACAGATGTATCTGACGATACAATGCCAGCGGCTATTCGTGGTCTTGATGTACCTGTAAAATTACTTGCAAATAGTATTGCAAGGGTACAATCAGTGACCTTGAATGGTACTTTCAACCCCGAAACAGTACGTGAAATGGGCAACCGTGACGTAGTTGGATATCAGCTACAGGTGCCAAGTGTAACTGGAACAATTACCGTATTAGATACTGATACTGAATTAGTATCACTATTTGCAACTGGTGAATTGGCTCCAACAGGAATCACAGAATTTCAAGCTTCGGAATATACAGCATCAGGTATTACATTAGATGTGTTCTTACAAGACCCAGCAGATAAGGTAGAACCATTTGAAATCTTGAAGACAGTTTATGTACCTGGACTAGTTGTAACTAGTGATGGATTTACTTCCAACATAAATGCTAACGCACAACAAACGTTTGATATCAAGTCTGAAGACGGAAACATTATTGTTTATAGCGGAATCAGACCTGGTTCGTAAGATAGTAAATAAAAACTAAATTAGCCAAAAAGGACCAAAAAAGGGGCTACAGATACAATTACATTGTATTGTGGTCCCTTTTAATTATGGAGAGGTAAGATGAGTAAAAGTGTAGAAAGAAATGATATAGATATAACCAAGCTTTTTCGGTATGAAAAGGAAGTAGAAATCAAAGATGAATTAAGCCAACAATCCGGTAAATTTTATTTACGTATTATTGGTGATGCTGATATGAATAAGGCTAGGGTTTTTGGTCTTAGGGAATCTAGTAGATTACGCAAAGCACTAAAAGACCCTGATAGTTTTGAAAGAGAAGCATTTATCAGTGAATTACCTGAATTTAAATCAGATGATATTCTAATTCAAGCAGTTATATTATTAGCTACTGGTGAAATTCATCGTGAAGCAGTAAATATCACTGATGTACCAGAACCAAAAGCACCAAAAAGCGATGCTTCTTTGGAAGAATTAGAAAAATATCAGGAAGAGGTCGATGGATGGGGCAATAAATATAATAATGAAGTAGACAAAACAATGAGAAAGCTTCAACGTAAAGAACAAAAGAAATTAGAAAAAGTAGAAACAGATGATCTTTACGCTCTTTATGAAGCATACATCATTGATCGACTTTGTTCAGAAGAGATGTCTGGTAAGTATTATAGCAAGTGTGTTTTTATGGGAACTTATGCAGACCCTAAATATCAAAAGAGAGCATTTACTAGTTTTGATGAGTATGACAATGCATCTTCACATTTGAAAGATCGTCTGACAGAGCAGTATAGAATATTAGAGCTTGGCATGGACCAACTAAAAAAATTGCCAGAAGCAACGCAATCGTAAGTATTTGGTCTTCTCATAAACATACGGAATTGCCGTTGCACACTGCTCTGCCCCCAGCCGATGAATTGCCTTGGACAATCGCTTGGGTAATAAGAAAGAGAGCACAGATTGATTCTTTCTTCGAATTACCAAAAGAAAAAAGACCACCTGATGATATGATCTGGTATGGAACACAAGATGATATTGATCGTTGGTTTGATAAAGTATTTAAGAAAGGAGAAAAACCTGGTAAGGAAGTTACCTTAGAAATTGATTCAAGTGAGATAGAATAATAATGGCTGATGTAAAAGCATTAACTAGACAACTAATCCAAGAACTCAACGAAGTCGCCAGATGGTCTGAAGAAGCTGGAGAAGAGTTAGAGAAATTTTCTGGCATCCTTGAAAAATTTTCTGGAGAATCAACACACTTTCTTCCAGGAATGAAGGGGATAGTCAATATTGTTAATGATATGTCCCTTGCAATGCGGGAACTTGGATTTAGTGATCAATATATCAATAAGACCCGTGTAGCACTAATGAATTATGCCGCTGAATATGGTAATCTTGCAAACATTCAAGGCAAATTATCAAGAATGCCAAAAGGCGATGCCACTGGTACAGGATTGCTCGCTAGACTTGGACCTTTACGTGACGCAAGACGTGCCGCAACAATACAGGCTGGAAGACAAGAAGCGGCAGACTTGGCACGTATGGTGGCAGATATTCCTATTGCAGATATTGCCGCCGCAGGCGGGGATATTCAACGTATCATTACACTCCGAAGAGAATATTTTGCCCATCTTGAATCAGAAAAACAAGTATTACATGAAATAGCCCTTGTTGAAAACAAACTTATAAATCAAGCTATTGAAAGAAGAAATATTGTTCAAGAAATGCAGGCACTTCAAGATGCGGCAAGAACTATGGGAGCGGGAGTAGGAAGAGGTGTCGCTGTTGCACCAGGCATTCCTGAAAAGATATTACCACCTGTAACTGAAGTTGAAGGCAGTATTAAACGAATTACAGAACATTTTGAGGATTTTATTCCTGGTGGACAAGTTGGAATAGATAATTTTATAGGAAAGATGAAAGATTGGGAAATTGAGACAGCAAAAGTTACATATGCCCATGAAGACTTATCTTCTGGAATCAAAACATTCAGCTTTAGAGTTGATCGAGGGGGAAGCGCTGTTGCTACTGCCACTCTTCATATGGACCAGTGGGGCAATGTGCTGAAAGATACCGGCAATAAGTTTAGAACATTCAGTAGTGCGATTGGTAGAAACTTACTAAAGGTTCTACAATGGGGTATTGCAACCGGATTTGTTTATGGAATAATACAACAATTATCTGGAGCGATGAAACAGATCACTGAACTTGAGACTAAATTAGCAGATGTTCAAGTTGCTTTAGGTAAAAGTACTGGTGATCTAAATGTAATATTCAAAGAAGCAGCTATAATTGCTGATTTAACAAGTCAAAGTCTTACAGGTGTGGTAGAAAGTTATGCATTAGCATTTCAGGCGGCAGGTGGTATGGAAGACCCTCTTATAAGAAGTGCTAAAGCAAATGCTTTGTTAAGAGAATCTATGATTTTGTCAGCATTATCAGGATTAGAACAAGCCAAAGCTATGGACACTTTGATCGGGGCATTACGTCAAACAGGTAGAGAACTAGATGACGGACGTGAGTTATTAGATAAATGGGTAGCAGTTTCACGTGAATCCAATGTATCTGTTGCTACTATGGCAGAAACTTATGCGATTGTTGGAGCACAAGCAAAAGACCTTGGATTGGAATTTGAACAATTGAATGCTTTGGCCGCAACATTGGCAGAAGCAACTCCACTGTCAGCAACAGAAGTTGGTAATGCTCTTCGTGGTATTATGGCAGGATTCCAGACTTCACAGGCTGAAAAAGTACTTAATAGATTTACAATCGAAACCAGAGAAGCAAGTGGAGAATTAAAGAATTTCTGGTCATTATTAGAGGAAATTTCAATGTTAATTGCATCAGGAGCACTATCACCTGCTGAAATCACCGAAATTTCCAATGCGATTGGTGGTGGATACCGTCGTGGTGGGCAAGTACAAGTAATTCTTCGTGGAATGGCAAGATCACAACAACTTGTAAATGTACAATGGGATGCAGGTGGACAAGCCGCAGATGCTCTAGAAATCAAAATGGCTACATTACAAGCGGCTATTACTCGTTTAGGAAATGCTTTTGGACAATTTGCCCAAACATTAGGCGAGGAAGGAGGAGTTTTGGATATAGCCAGATTCCTTGTTGAAGCATTTACTCTTTTTGTAGGTGTTATAGATGACCTAGTAGCAGGTCTAGGTAAAGCAACACCTTATCTACTATCATTTGCGGCGGCATATGCGGTGCTAAATACTCAACAAATGGCGGGTCTTATGGGCAAGCCAGCAGGAGGTTTATTAGCAGGAATAACTGGAATAATGGGACCACCTCAAGCCGGAGGCCAAATGGCACTGCCAGGAATGGCACCTTCTAGAATGCAAGCCCTCTCAGGAGCAAGAGCCGGACTCACAAGCAAAATGCGTGGAGTTGATCCATTAGCCGCTGGTATTGCTCTTGGTGTTCCGGCACTTACAGCAATTCAAGCCGCTGGAGCGGCCACAGATGAGGAGCAGACGGAAGGTTTCATCAGGGCTGGTGGTCAATTCGTGGGGGCTGTAATTGGAGGGTTAATAGGTAGTGCTACAATAGTTGGTGCACCAGTTGGAGCCGCAATTGGAGCGGCTATGGGTGGTGCATTTGCTGATTCTGTAACCGATACTGATATTGGTGCAAGAATAGCAGAAACATTTGTTGCTGAATCTAGAAAAAAGGACATTGAGGCGGGAGTAATTCCTCCAACAATAGAGGAGTTAATACCAGAAGGTGATGAGATAATAGCAAATATTATGGCATTTTTTGGTAATATAACAGAGCTTTTAGTTCCTGGAAAACAATGGGAACATGTTGAAAGACCAGCGGGAGAGAGATTTGTCACAGGAGATGACGTTATAATCAATATTCTTAAAGGCAATATTGATACTAAACTGGCTGAAGGATTGTTTAGTCAAGAAGCCGCTGATGTGCTTAAGGACTTAATTGATGCCGCATATAAAGAAGGACTTGAGGAAGGCGATCTCTCTGGAGCGTTTCGTCAATTAATAGAAAAGTCTACACCAGAAATGGAACGAGCCGCCGGTCCAATTGTTGCGGCATTTTTGGAAAAAATGAGACGAGAATTCGTTCTTGGGGATATTGGTTTAGGGGAATTAATAGACATCTCTAAAGAAATCACTGCACCAAGAATTGCTACCGATGTTGCTACATTAAAAGAAACATTAAGTCTCGTTGGAATAGACGTTGGTACAAATGAATTAATACAAACTTATTTGGATTTGGACGACACTGTACAAGTTTTATTACTATCTGCTCAACAATTGGCTGTAGCAGAAGATTTATTGACTTTTGTAAGAGAGGAAGCTACAAAGGCAACTGAAGAGTATAGAAGCGCTATAGAAGGAGGAGCAACTGAGGGAGAGAAAGCTAAAACAGCGGCTGGAGATTATAGAAAAGTTATAGAAGGAGTAACTGAGGCAGAGAAAGCTAGAAATGATGCCATGCAGAATTTAACAAGCACATATGAAACTCTTACACGGGCACAAAGAGTCTCCTCAGTACAACAAGTACAAATAGTTGATGTTGGTAAATTGACACCTGCACAAGTACAAGCGGGTGTAACATTAGCCCAACAACTTACATATGCAGAAAAAATAGCCTTAGCGGAAGGTCAAGAAGAAGTTGCCAGAGATTTGACAGATGCATTAACACCACTCATGATAAAAAGTGGTGAAGGGATTGGTGCAATATACGGAGAGACTATTGGTAGAACTACATCGGAACATCTAATGGAAGCATTTGATATTCTTGGTTTTGAAACCGAAATAAAAGAACAACTATTTCAGCTTAGAGATATGAGAGAACAACTCGGTCAAGCAGATTATCCCGCTCTAATGAGAAGATATGGACAAGCAAAAGCAACGATTACGGCACAATTCCCAGAATATGAATTACAAGAAGATACAGTAGGATTAATTCTAAAGGACGGCTTCAGAGAATTTCATGGAGATATGACCATACTTAACCTTGCTATGCAAGATTTGATTGACATCAATGAACAGCAATTAGAAGGTGTGTGGAATATTCCGGCAGGAATGACTGCTATGGTTGCAATAACATCTCTATATAGACAAGTTCCAGGGGGAGGGGGTGGAGGTACATCCTTTGAGGAATTATTCAATCAAATGGTAGAGGCCCAAGAAGAAGCAGAACCAGGTACAATTGCGTCATTGGAAGCACAACTGGAAGAACTAAATCTAACTATTGCTGATTATCAAGGTGCGTTAGAACTGGGTCCAAAAGAAACTGGAATACGGGAACACATATCATTACAAGCAGATTTAGTAGACCTAACAGCCCAAAGGGACGATCTTCTTCAACAGATTGCTATGACACAAATGGGACAGGGTTTGGGAATGGCCGCACAAGGGGATGTAAGTATTGTAGATCAATTACGAGAAGCATTAACAATTCAAAATAAGATCGAATTGAACGCTAATATTAGATTGGTTGTAGACGGCAGAACACTTGCAAATATTGTAAAACAATATCTATTTGAGGATTTGGTTGGAGAAGCAAGTAAATCACTTGGCGGAGGCGGTGGTAATTACGTAGTTACACCTGAATAAATATGACATCAATTTGGAAATTAAACGGACAAGACATGTACGTGGACCAATTTAGTCAGAGTCCGAAAGGAACTGTTGCAGAACTTAATCCACTTAATAGTACGTCTAGCATATATCATTTGATATTTCAATCTGATGATGAACTTAACTTTCAAGGCACTGTTATTGGAGAAACTTACGAAGAAAACATTCGAGCTACTTGGGGAAATGAAGTTGAATTAATTACTGATCTAGACCTGGGTGGATTTACTGTTCAAGTTTTACAGGTTCAATCTGTTCGTACTCGAACATTAAACCAATTTGTAGATAGAAGTCAAGATAAAGACGCCCCTGTATATAGAATAACGGTAGTTGCGAGAGTAGTTTAATGGCAGTAAAAACTCTAGATTATAGTATCACTGGAATTTCTTCTGGTAATTTAGTTCAACTTTCAGTGAATGAAGCTTTCAATACACCATCCAGAAGTGCTGTGCTGAATGTTTCTGGTACAACACTTGGTCTAGGGGATTCTATTACAATTACTATCGGTTTTACTGGTAGTACGCTCAAAGTATTTGATGGTTATGTGACTAACATTCAAAAATCAACACCCTCTTGGGAAATTGTAGTCACTTGTGAAGATGTTCTGACCAAAGCATTGAATTACTTTATTGCGGCAGATGATCCAGAAAATCCAATAACTTATTCAAATATACTTTCAGAAAATTATGTACAAAATGTTTTAGCCTTAGCTGAAATTACTAACTATGAGGCAGACGTACCAGGGTCGTTTACATGGGCTACAGATTTACCAGCAGAAGTTAATTTGACTAGTTCATGGCAAGCGGCAAATGAAATGGCAAATATGCTTGCTTGGCATATTCATGCTGATAGAAACGGAAAAGTATGGTTTACAGATCGAGCACCCTATGTCATGGGCGGAGATTCTGATGATTTTCAATTTGATGAAACTGCTGGAACTGATGTACTTTCTCTTACATATAGAAAATCAATAGAAGAAACAAGAAATCGTGTAGTTGTATATGGAAGAGAGGGTATATTTGCTAGTGCATCGCAGTCCCGTGGAGACATTCTTTATTCAACAGATTATTATAAAACAGCAGTAATTGCTCACCCATTAATTCAGACACAAGCGTTGGCTCAGACTACTGCTGATTATAACTTGGTTATGTATAACCGATTGACAGAAATGTTACAACTGGAGGTAGAAGGAAATCCTTCTCTCGAAATAAATAAAATTGTAGAAGTAACAGGAAGTACATTTTCAGGGATTGGAACTTCTGATTGGTTTATTTATCAATGTAGACACAATTTTAGCCCGAATGGATACACAGTAGATATGACATTGACTAAATAGGTAGGGACTATGGCTCTGTATGAAGATTTTGTAGATATCACAATAGGTGGAGTAGATGTATCAGATTACGTTGTAGATTATCGACGTAATGAATCTATATGTGAACCCGGTGCAACTTTTGTGTTGACTATGACTCGAAAGAAATTCGATGATTCAATGTTAACCATTTCCACAGCCGCTGAGGTTGACATCAAAGAAAAATACCCATCTGAGGATAGAGTACTAAAAGGATATGTAACATCAGTAGATGTTAATGCCAATGATATAAACATGAGGGTGACGGGGGGAGATAAATATATATTACTTCATGATTACTTCATTGACCATAGATTAGAGACAAACGGAGAAAGTGTAGCTTATTGGATTAGTTATATTTGTGGATTAGTTGGTTTAAGTGTTCAATTTGATACGTATCCTGGAATTGCGACACAGGTAGCAGAAGACGGTGGTGGTGGAACTCCATTAGGAATGCAACGAGCCACAGAAGCAATTAAATTACTTGAAAGAAAAGGTGCAGTATATACTCGTTATGATTCTGATCAAGACAAGATAGTTGTATATGCTCTTGCAACATCTCAACCAAAAGTAAATATTACATCAGATAATATAACTAGTTTTGATAGAACTGAAGGAACAGAATTTACAAGAAATGTAGTAAAGGTATGGGGAGGTCATCATTACGACTGGTTAACTGGTCAGGAACATCAATATTTGGCTGTTGCTAGAAAAAATATGGATGAACTAGTAGTAGATCAAACTAGTTATATAGCCAGTCCAGAAATTCAAACCCAAATGTTTGCCAGTATCATCGCAAGTAGAATTTTGACGATAACAGCTACTTTGGATGATTTGGTAATAGCGGAGTGTGCAGGACTATATCCAGATGTCAAAATTACTGATTTTGCATCAATTTCAATCAATGTAGACGGAATTGGACAGTCCGCTGATCGACAGATTACCAGTTTAGGCGTTGCTGTAGATGACAACGGAGCTAAAACTACATTTGTATTTGGAGAAAAATGCCCAAGAGTAACTTTCTCTCCGCCCCCATTTTATGTATATGCTACATCTTACAGCGGTGGGGCGGCAATTTCATATGACGCTGGTGATTCATTCTATACATTCAATGAAGGTTTACCAGCATCTGGGGGTACATATGACTGTGTAAGCATTGCGGCTAATACCTATAATCAATTAATGATGGTGGCAAATCAAGGGAAGGACATATATAAAAGACCAGGCGTTTATGGAACATGGACAAGAGTAACTGTCACTGATCCATCAAATGATGAGGGCGAATACTACTTTACAGCTAGTGAGATTACATATACAAAAGTAGAAAAAGAAACAGGATATTATAATAAATTCCATCTTCTTGCAAATGCTACAACCAGTGGTACTGGTGGTATTGTTCCATCAGGACAAGAAAGATGGTGGGTATATTGGACAGGAGATTTTGGTTATACATGGGATAGTATGCAATTATATGTTCCTGGAAGTGGAACTAAGGCGATTGGAACAGCATCAGGACTACCAGAAGCATTAATTGATGGAACGGGTATTACTCACGCTGATGTACTTATAGCGGCAACAGCATCTGGATCAGTTCTATGGAATGTTACTGCAAGAGATATAGAAGGGGATAAACTTGGAAATATTACTCTGATAGTAGATGGTCAAGTAGGAGTTTATACTCCACCAGATACTGTAGCGGCGGAGACTTTTTATACAAGTACTGTAGCATATGCTGGTGGAGATTACCTATTCCGAGGTTCTACTTGGTGGATGGATGGACAAGAAGACTTTCAGGAGTGGAACAAGTCAAACTGGATAATTGGTGAAACAATAAAATCAAATAGTTTCTATCTAATACGTCTTTTTGGTGGAAATGCCGGTAATCATGGAGTCTTTTCAGTCCCAAATAACAGAGAAGTAGCCTATGTTTTCGCCGAACAAACATCCCCAGCAGGTTCGGGAGCTATTATAGGTAGAACTACCGGTGAATATAGAGAAAATTATGGATATCAAGATGTTCCTGTATGGGATTGGATTCAGAGTGCAGCTTTTGATGTATCACCTGAACAAGATTCGGCTGGTTTACAAGGATGGTCTATATTATTAGATTATTCATCCTTAAAAGCTGGTTCAGATATAGTACGTTTTTGCATGATCGGTGCAAAGGTAAACGCTGGAGGCGGAGGCGACAATTACCCTGGTGACTGTACCATTGATATCAATTGCTACTTTTTTGAGGATGATATTACAATACCCGCAGATGAAGATAGTTGTAGTGTAACAAATGATAATAGAGTTATAGGCGTAGCAAGTTATGGAGGGAGTCCTTTATCTTATACTGGAGAGGGTACATATGGTTGGACAAAGCAAGACTCCACTACAGTCTCACCTACACCTAGAGGTTGGTTAGTAGTTCAACCACATCCACAAGGAAGTTCACCTGCCGCAGTTACAACAAGCTTAACAGGTGGAAATACCGGTCATTGGTGCATCATTGTACTTGATACAGGCAGTAAGCATGGAGATGACAGAGATGCTGGTTGGCCGGAAGAACAACATCCTAGAGATTGGGGTGAACAAGGAGCCGTTGGAATTTACACAGTAAAGGTAGACTTTGATTCTAAAACTATCTCAAATATATCATTAGTACAATACTGGCCTCCAAACTTTCATGATCCTCCTCCAGATGTTAACCAACCACAAAGAGATACTGATATTGCAGATTGGGCCTATCAACAATCCCCTCAGTGTACTTTTATTCAACCAAATTTATTCTCCTTTTATGAAAATTGGGATGATCATGGAGGACTTTACCAACATCTTATAACTTATCCAGGATTTGCTAGAGGTCAAAATGTAAATTGGGAAAATTTCAGAACAGACCCAACACATCAATATTCAAGTCCGTTAAGGCAATGGGCAGGAGTTAGAAAGATACCTTTTTATAATACAAGTCCAATAGCATATACAGCATATGGTAGAGAATTGGTGCCAGCAAGTGAGTATATAGGTCCAATTGATTCTAGAGTTCTTAATAAAAATTACATTGAGGGAAGTATAATTGAACCACCAACAACTCCTAGTGGCATGAACCAGTTTTATAGAGGTCATCCTGATTTTGGATATTGTGTTACAGAAAGACGAGCGGCTGTTAATAATCCTCTAACACATGACCATATATTCATGTGGAAGGCACAAAGAGCTAGTTCAACTGAATTTGAAGAAATGGGGAATTCATCACATTACTCTGACCCATATGCTCAAACTTCTTATGGAATTACTTATCCTCTAAGTTGGGATTTTAGAACTAAAGCTGGGACAATCATGCATTCTGGTGGTGGAGCATCTACAAATTGGAATTGGTTGAGTGGATAATGGCAATAACATATCTATTTCATACCAATGACCTGTGGGCTAGTCATCGAATATTATGGTCAGGACATTATGTGACACCTAATATTACATTATTTGCTGACTCATACAGTCACTATATTGTAGGATTACACGCATCAACACTTTCAGGATATGGAGGAGTAAGTACTAAGCTTACTCGACTTGTATTGGCATCAGGTCTTTTAGCCACTGCGGATTATGTTACTGGTAGCGGAGTTCCATATGAAGTTGATGGTCCAACTACATTTGCTCAGGAAGGTAAAATAGCACATTATCTGAATGAATGGGGAGAGGCATTAGGTACTGCTTATATTGAAATACCATATCTCACAATGAGTGGTACACCAAAGGGTCAAATACATTATTATGAAGGATATCCAGAGAGATCAGTTGGATGGGACGTAGCCGATGGAATAGGATACTGGATGAATGACATTGTAGGTTTAGATTATCCAGAATCTCCAAGAATTGTTATTTCCACCAATGAAACTGCTCCGCCAAGCCACGGAATAGTAGTAATAGATGTAAACGTGGCAAGTGGAATGGCTTATGGAATACAAACTCCTTCAATACTAGTCGATCTTCCATCTGGAATTGCAGTAACAGATTTGGAAGCACATCAGGTATTATAACATGCCAGTCGTAACTAATTTAGAACAAAAAATACTTCAACTAATAAGACAGGACAAATACTCATGGTTTACCGTTGGTGTGAACCTTGCAGGCGAACCTGGTGCGTCTGGTGGTTCAGGCGTTCCTCCTGGGGGTTTCACCGGTCAGCTAATTCAAAGCAGAGTTACTTATGATACTAGTGAGGCGGCTTCATTAGATGTACCCGTTTCATTGAGTGGAGCATCACTGCTTCATAACCTAAATAGAATTAGATACTGGTTGAATGATAAAAATCCTGCATTTATAGTTCAGGATGACGGAGTGGAGATCGCCAGCGGAATAACTGTAATGGACTTCATTGGTGCGCCCGTTACTGTTGAATTGGTTGACGGATATACAGACCGAGTTGCAATAACTATCTCTGGAACTGGTGGTGGCATAGGCAGTAGCGGTATAGTACTTGTATCCGCCGATGATACTTTGGCAAACTACTTAGAAAATAAGCTAACTGCCGCCAGCTCAAAAATTACCGTTACAACTGCAAATCCAGGAGGTAATGAGGAAAGGCAAGTTGATTTAGGAGCAGTAAATATTGACGACCTAGATGACGTAGTAATTGTATCTGTGGGCAACGATGAAATCCTTGGCTACAGCGGTGGATGGATGAACAGAACTATAGGCGAGGCGGCTATAGCTCCAGCAGTACATACTCACGTAGAAACAGACGTAACTGACCTAGAACATGACGCTGTAAAACTTCAAGGAACAGACGTAAGTGCTATTTCTCCAGCTAACTCAGAGATGTTGATTTATGCGGGCGGGGAATGGGCACCATCTGGACTTCCCGCTGGTGGTGCCATAGATGTACAGGAAGATGATGCACCGAAGGTATCTGATGTCACAATCTTAAACTTCGAGGGTGGAGCAACCGTTACAGACGAGGGTGGCGGTAAAGCCACTATTCTAGTCAGCGGTGGTGCTGGCGGTGGTGAACAGGTAAAGGTTTCGTCTGATGACACCACAGAAGGTTATTTAGAGGATAAAATCGTAGAAGGTGATTATATTACTCTTACAGTACTAAATCCTGGCGGAGACGAAACACTTGAAATTACTTCCACTGCCAGTGGTGGAGGTGGAGGGGGAGATGTTTCAATTGAGGATGAAGGTGGTGAAATAACATCTGCTGTAACATCTCTTGATTTTGTTGGGGACCAAATTACTGCTACAAATATAGGGGATGATGTAACTGTTACTTTTTCTGGTATAGTAGTTACACCACCACCATTTATAGGTTGTAAAACATATCGAAATACAGATCAACAATTAGCCTCACATAATGGCTGGCAAAATATTGACTGGACAACAGAAGATTATGATTTGGACTCAATGTGGTCAGCGGGGGCTAACCACAATGTTAACACCGCTGGATATTATAATATGATTGGACAGGTAACTATGAGTGGTGCATTACCCACTACAGAGAACTTTCAATTTGGAATCTTCAAAAATAGTACACTTGTTTCTACAGGTTGGGATGGTTGGTATTCAACAGCCGAAGGAAATCGGACACTTCTCTTGTATGCTGAATCATACTTTTTAGATACAGATTACATAAGACTTCAACTAGTTTGTGCAACATCAGACCAACCCTATGTTGTAGCTGGAATTGAGAACAGTTTCTTGGCATCACACATGATTCAAGGCGCTTTCATTGAAGGAGCAACTCCAGAAGTTTGTAGGGTAGTGTGGCAGAACTATCTAACCGTTCCTGATGCCACCGATACACCTGTTCCTTGGGATGCCGCAACTTATGATACTGGTGACTTTTGGGATGGTGGTGATGATACAAAGTTTACAATCTCAACAGATGGTTATTATAATTTGAAAGCAAGTGCTCTATGGGAAACTGTTTACTATCAAGGTGGAACTCCATTTGGAATCCGATTAGCTTTTCGTAAGAATGGTTCTACAAGAATTGCAAATCATTGGGATTGGAATGATATAGACACTGGTGGTGCCCGTTCCCAAGGACTTTCAACACATATTGCAACAGACGTTTATTTAGAAAATGGTGATTATGTTGAAGTAGTTGCATACCATGAAAAGGGTTCAACTGCAAATGGTATTATTAGAGCTAATGATACATATGCAACAATACAAAGATTATCATAAGGGAGAAAGAATGTTAAATTACGCAAAATTAGCGGATATATCAAAATGGCAGGGAGATATAGATTATAATATCTTTTCCAGTCAAGACCTTAGTGGAGTTATTGTTAGGGCTGGAAGTATAAACTATGGAACTGGAATACCATATACAGATTACAAATTTGAGATCAATGCAGATAAATGTGCTGAACATTTTAAAGTATTGGGGTTTTATTGGTTCTGGAGAGCGAATCAAGACCCAACACTTCAAGCAAGATACTTTTGTGATTTAATTAAGTATAAGAAATGGAATCTTCCACCTGTAGCAGATGTAGAAGCATCGAATGGAATCGAAGCTGGTTTACTACGCTCAAGATTGAAGACATTCTTAGATGTAGTAGAAACTCTGTCAGATATAAGACCAATTATTTATACCAGAGCTTCATTTTGGAATATAGCTGTAGGCAATCCAAGTTGGGCTAAAAACTATCCTCTTTGGTGTGCTCGTTATAGATATTTGGATGGAAATCTGGAACCTGACATAACGGGTCCGTGGGCAGATGGAAGATTTAAACCATCAAGTTGGAATAATTGGCTATTATGGCAATATTCTGCTGATCATAATGGATTAGGACACATGTACGGCATGGATGGCGACGACATTGATTTAAATTATTTCAATGGAACAGAAGAAGATTTATACAAATTCGCAAAAGTAACCGAAGAACCTCAACCCCCAATAGAAGAAAAAGTTGAGATCAATAGAAAATTAGCACTATCTTTGCACGAAGAGCTAAAAGGGGTATTTATATAATATGACAGAACTTAGTGCCCTTGTACAAGAATACAAAGAAATGTTGAAAAATGGCGAAGATATACCTATAAAATTATCAAGGCGTATCCAGCTTGCCATTTCAATAGATACACATGATGAAGTAAAGAAGATTAATGGACGACTAAAAAAAGTCGAGAAGGTGGCAGAGGAATGGAGTCGTTTTCCGTCTCTGACGTGGTTACTATATCACAAGACTAAAAAAACAGTTACTTTCATCGTAGTAGTCTTTATCATTCTAACAGTATTTTATGTGTCAGGGCTAAGAGCACCAATAATGGAGTTCTTGGGTCTGCCGCCGCTACTTCCATAGTACTTGACAACAGCATAGAAATATGCTATAATATTGACAGGTTAGGAGGTTCAATGAGCCACATTTGGCCCGAACCAGACGTAGATAAATACGAAGAATATGGCTGTGCAACACCGCCAGCGTACTATTTGATATTATTAGCAATAGTAGCAATAGTTTCGTTTGTATGCGGATATAGCATGGTCTTTTTTATTGGGAGGTAGTAATGGACGTTGATAAAATTGAAACTTTATGGGAAATAACTTCTAATGATGACTTCGATGCAGAGGCCTTCAGAACCCATAAGGGGACTTTTCTAACGATTCGCCGTGGCACTGGTGTTGTTACGCTTACACAAGAGAATGCCAGAATGATATTGGCTACGTTAGAAGATTATGCTAAAAGAAAAGATGCATTCAAAGGAAATTCAATTCCATAATGAGTCGGCCACAGTTTAAAACGATAACTCGTTTACGAAAAGATAATGAAAAGTTACGAAAGATCATAAGAAAAAAGAATAGAAGAATTTTTGAACTTGAAGATCAACTTCTTGGAAGGTGCAAATGTCAAAAAAGAACCACCGAAAACCAAGTAAGAAAAGAGCAAGAAGTCGAAAGGGGAGGTCAAGTCATACAGGAAGAAGGCCGAGACATAGATCATCCCCACGTTCGATCTCTAGGAATAAGAACAGGAAAGGGTAGAAATGGAATACAAAATAATAACAGCGACTAGTTGTGATCAATTAGCCAAAAGGGTTAATAAAGCTGTTGTAGATGGTTGGGTCCCTCTTGGTGGAATTGCATTGGATGCTGGTCATGATGCTTACCAAGACTTTATAGCTCAAGCAATGGTTAGAACAGGACTCTGGTTAGAACAAGGTCATAAACTAGGTTCATTTGAAGTTGAAAAAATAGAATCAACTCCAGAGCCAGAACCAGTTCCGTCAGGATAATATCATGAGTCATGGACCTTTGATGAAGTGTGGTCATTCAGCACAGGGAGTCCGTCACCTGAAAGGCAAAGATGCTGAAATTTTAGGTGAGACAATTTCTGCATGTGTAATTTGTGCTGGATTGACCCCCGACGCTTATATAGTAGCTGAAGAACCAGATTTGACTGGACGGAAGGCTAGGTGCAATTATTATGGAGGACCTACTGCCGGTAGAAGAATGCGTAATTCCGCCCAATGCCTGTTTAAAGGCTGTAAGGACGGAGTTTGTCATTGTGAGCAGGATAGCAGAGTAGATTTACCCTTTTTTGAGTATGGGGGGTGGGTAAAGAGTGCTCCAGAAGAATTACAGAAAGAAAGACTTGAAGTATGGAAATTGACAGGTAAATTAGGTAATGAACTGAAGTTTGTTTGGGATAAAGAGGAAAAAGCACGTCTCGAAGCAGAAAAAGAAGACGTGGTGAAACGTCTCCAAATTCTAAATCGAGAACTACGAAAACAGGCTACAATAGATAAGTTTTATTGTGGCTGTCATGGATGGGATTGATATGGATAAATACAAACTTTTTTTCTATAGATTGGCGGTATACACAAACGCTTTGGCTGAAGATTGTGATAAACAATCTGTGTATTTACATATACATGGGATCACTGATCCTTGGGCTTGCTCTAGAAAGGTATTCGATAGCCTAGATGTGGAGATAAGAAATACTCTGCAAAGACTCAGAGAGGAAAGTGACAATGAGCGGAGAACTGAAAGAACTCATATTGGAAAAGCGAAAAGAGGATAAATTAGTCTATGCAACACATGAAGGATTTATCTCTGTTGACATAGATGAGTTTATCAAACAACCTGTTGATGGAATTCTGTATGATTTGAATCGTCTTGAGGAAGTGACATTGACTTTTATTGATGATCCAAAATGGGTGAATGATTTTGCAGTAGCCTTAATAATACGAAGACTAAAGAAAAGGATAGCTGAATTGGAGAAGGAAGGTGCTTAATGGCAAAATTTTTTGAACAATATGAGCATCATGGTAAATTGGTTTGGGTTCGTAGTGCATTGAAAGATAAACATAGAAGATACTGTTTATGCTATTCTTGTACGAAATTCAAACCTAATCAAGAAGATAATTGTCCATTAGCAGAGGGGAATTATCAATATTGTGTACAACATGATTTAACACTTCCCGTTTGGACATGTCCAAAGTTTGAGGAGAAGCCTGATGCTGAGTAAAGAAATGTTAGATTGGCTACAAGAACAAGAAGAAGATGATGTTGATGGATATCTAGATGTAGACCTATTTATAAAGGAATGGGCAGAAAAGGTCAAAAAGCTTGAAGCTTTAAATAGAACACTTCTAAATGACAATGAAAGATTGGTAGATAGAAGTAATATGCTTCAATGCTTGGAAGAAGCTGGTATTGATAATGTAGAGGCTTACTCACAGGGTATGATGATATATTATGCAAGGTATCCAGAAAAGGATGATGTATTATGAAACTAATTGATTTTATTGATGACTTCGCAAAAGCTCTCAAAGAGCAGATCGCAGAAGATGAAAAGAGATGGGGAGATACGTGGAGACACCGCTCCATTGAAGGACAGGTTGATCGTATGATGGCTAGGTTCGTAGACTATCAAGATCAACATAATATGGGAGGAGTTCCAATGCCTTGGTTGAAAGTGGCTGGAGAGGCGTTGATCGGATGGGCAAGAGATAATAACCCCGATTATTACTTGGGTGATCCATTGTTGGAAATAGTTGGTATGTTTGAAGGTGAACCCGAATAATGCTCCCGAAGGGGGCGTTAAAAATGCGTCACGGAGGAAAAAATGGAAAGACTATTAATTAAAATTGCTTGGTTACTACCCAAGAAGTTAGTTATGTGGTGTGGGTATCGCATAGGTGCTTTCGCTACTACAGGTAAGTATGAAGAAACTATTGTCCCTGAATTAACATTTATGGACGCAATGGAGAGATGGGGCGACTAAAGAAATGAGGATTCCAAAGACAATGACAACTTATATAACATTTGTAATGGACGAGACTGGAAGTATGGATAGTCTCAAAGAAGAGGCCATAAGTGGCTTTAATAAATATATTGACGATTTAAAGAGAGATTTGAAAGGTAGAACAAGTTTTAGCTTAATGCTGTTCGACTCTACCCAAATGAGATGGCATGTGCTGGATAAATCTATAAAGGATGTATCGCATTTGGATAAGACTACCTATCGTCCCGGTGCAATGACACCATTATGGGATGCAGTGGCAGAAGCTATCTTAGAAACTGAGAAACGGGTAAAGAATAAGAAGAATCCAAAGGTAGTAATAACCATTCTTACTGATGGCTATGAAAACGCCAGTCGTAAGTATACTACTGATGTTGTTAAGGGTATGATCAAAAGTCACAGTGATTGGGCAATTAACTTTCTAGGTGCTAATATGGATGCATGGAATGTTGCAGGCCAAATTGGTATTGAGGTTGGTAGTTCAATGAATTTCGCCTTTACTGGAAGTGGATTGAGTGCTGGATTTAGAAGTGCGTCAATTGCTACTTCTAATTTCGCAAAAGGGATAACTACTGCAAATACCTTTTATGAAGGAACTGATGATGCCGAAGATTACGTCAAAAAGAGCTAAATGCCCATTCTGCGGCACCATTTTAAGTGGTACGATAGAAAGGCTAAAGAATCACTATAAATTGGATAACGGCGACCCTGACTACCTAGAAAAGACAGTGTGTCCTAATTGTGAGAAGCATGTATTCACTTTAAACGATGGAAAGGGATTGGAGCCTAGTTATGATAGAAAATGAAGCAGAAGAGATATTAGAAGAGATCATTGATCTGCTTAACGCAAGCGTACCTGATCTACATATGGCCGATCAGAATAATGTAGTAGACCTGATTGAAGAACTCATTAGCTTGTATAATGACACTCAGGATATTATAACAAATATAAGGGATTTGACATGATAACAGACTTAACATTCTGGCAAAACTTAGGTGCTCTAGGAGTTGGCTTTCTAGTGTGGATGGGGATTTTAATTGCCGGTTGGTGGGCAACGACAGTAGGATTAGCATTTATAAGCAAATGGACGATAGTAAACAAAGCCTTGGGCTGGGTATTATTACTGGCAATGTCTTTAGGAGTTGTATGGATATTCTGGGCAACCGGCGTAAGGTTACTTCACCGATAAGAATTGAAATTTTAATTTTACAACTAAACCGATATCGTTTTTATTTTGAATTTTAACGTCGTTGGGGTACACAGGCCTGGCATCCACGACAAATCGGAGCAAATTTGTCCGAATTAGGGGGGGTAATCGGAGCAAATTTACCCAATTAGTCGGAATACCACGCCAAAAAAACTCCGATCTAGCCACCACTCTAAATCGGAGTAATCTTGTCGTATTGGTCTAGATTAGACCCAATCTATCGCTTCTCCTTTTTGACCTTTAACACTGTTGTCCCAATTTTCCAGTATGTCGATTCCATTGTCATGGAATATACCGAGCATTCTATTAAACTGTTCGCCAGTGTAGGTTAACTCTGCTCCACTAGACTCAACTATCTTGAGTGACTCAAGAGTCAATCCTTGCGATTCCATCCAATGCTTAACGAAGTGACTCATGATTGTACTACTGCCGCTCCTTTTATCTGGCGTGGGAATCTTACCCTTGCATATTGAAGCCGCAAAGTAAGACAGCGTATACCAGAATTCACGCTGAGCGATTCCCTTTGGTATTGTGCCATAGCGTAAAGCATTGAAGAATTTACCAGCTAAATCCTTGCGCTTCTCTCCTGTCTCAAGATTCCTTGCGGGTTGGAATTCTGACAACTCAACTTTCCTTTTGTCTTTCCCTTTAGTCCATACCGCAACAAAAGAGCGAGTCATATTTCCAACTAGCTGGGTGGGGATATTCGTTATTAACTCCTTTCCATTTAAGGGATTCCTTTTCACTCGGAAAGCGTCAACGATTTGAACAAAAGCGTTGACAATGGTTTGCATGGGTGACTCAATCTTTAGCATAGCCATTACCTACTCCTTAATGAGAGAGCGGTTAAATACCAGAGTAGAGCTATAGCCCCAACAATGGCAACCGCCACAACTAGGTGGGTATCTGCTACGGGTAAAAACATAGGCATCTCCTTTGTGGTGGGTGGGTGGTGGTGGGTAGACATAGTCCATTATAGCATAGGTGGAGACGCTGTGCCTATCCACTTTCCAAATCTGATATATCCTATCTTATTAGTGTGATTATACCAGCTTTTGGGTACGGATATATAACGTTAAAGATAAACATTATCCGATTTGAATTGGACTAATCCTACCTTATTACATTTCTAGTGGATCGGGAAAAGACAAATAAGACCTTATTAGTCTGATTTAGCGCCAGGAACGGGTGCGGGTACCAAGGCACCTATTCAGACCTTATTTATCCAGTACCAACTCCCCTGAGTAACGGGTACCGAGAAGTCTTGTCGCTTGTCGGGTACCAGTGTAATGAGTAACGGGTTCCATTTAGCCTTGTCATGTACGGGTACCAGTACCCATTAATCTTGTCGCTGTACCAACCTGGGGCCAGGAACCGAGAATTGCTATCAGGTACCAGCATACCGCTGATCTTGTCATAATAGTGGATAAACTTTATCATATATAATCCTATATATACTGTACCAGGCTCTAGGTAACAGCCGCTGTACCAAATGTAGGTAAATGAACCAAATTGCGGTTCAGTCCTACTAATTCGCCAAAAGGTACCAACATAATGAGTTAATTGGTACAATGTCACTAAACTTGGCATTCCGATAAGATTTTTGGCATAATATCGCAATTTATGTGTTTGTGTATACAAAAACTAGATTCTACCATTGTCATACTATATACTCAATACTGGTACAATGATGTTAAATAAAAAGAGACCCTGTTATGGGTCTCTCTCTATTCTAGCATGTAATACTATTGTTTGGGTACCTCCGGTCTTGACAAGGATAACCATGAATATAATGGTTCAATCCTTGTTACGGGTGTAGAGAGTACTGATGGGTTCGTGAAGTCTGGATTCAGGTGCTCTCTCTCTGGTGTGGATATAAGCATGGCATCTCCCAATCGCACCGGATAGAGAAGTTTACCGTCTTTTAACTTCTTACTACCACCCATCACCTTTAGACCATCAACCATGTAGATGGCACCTGATACTGTTGTAACTTGGAGTATCATGGGTACATTCTCCTTTCTCTAGTACAGTCTGCTGGTTTCTTGGGTCAACTCCCAATGTGTGGCACCCCTGTTAATCCATGCCTTCATACTAGCAATCATGGTACTTATTGCTATTTCCCACCCCTTTACCACTTCACGGGCCACTAATGCTCCATCCTTATCATATACCAGAATTATGTACATCTTGTCACTCCTTTGGTACTTCAGTCGTCTTTCTACGGATTTGGACACGAACATGGTTCAATCTCCTCTCATCACTTCATTCATAGCGATCAGGTACGCACAGAACTCAAAGCCAGGTGGTATAGGCTCTCGGTTCCAGCCCACTTGACAGAACTCCCCGCCATCGTGGTGATACTCAGTACCCATCGGGTAGGTAACAGTGATGTTTGTGGGTCTACCACAGTTTGGACACTTTACATTGAGAATCTCATAACAGACCCACTGAGCGTTATGCCGTATCTCTTGCCGGTCCACTAACTCAACTTCAATCATTATCTACTCCTTTCCTGGCATGTCATATGTAGCTGGGGTCAAGCCCCAACTCATAACCATGCGGATATGGAAGCGGTGCGAAACGATATGCTTCACTCTCAACGTCCGATTTTATGAAGTGTGGCACCTCCCTTTTGGTCCACTTATGCAATCTCACCTTCTGGAAGTAGTAGTACAAACGATATGCCGTAACTGGGTCGTATTTTTTAAACCGCTCACTTACACAGGGATAGAATGGGGTCATACCACCCGATGATAACTCACAACAGTTATCATTCAGCGTAATCATCATCCGGTGCATGTGATCTCTCACACCTAGCAGTACATCAGATGTGGCGTGACGTTTGCCAAACCGGTGCGTATACTCCCTTCCTAACTGTATACCCAATTTCAACAGCCAATGCCAGTTTTCAAATGATTCTCCTACCCACTTGGTACATGGGTGATTGATATAACATGCCTTGTAGCCAAAGTCGATGTCGGCCCGTACTCTCATTACAGTACTGAGCATCTGGGCCGATTCAACTATCATCTTCACTACATGCTTATCAACATGGTATCTAGCACAAACTTCTGGGTCATCGTGTAGTACAAAGATGTTCATTTGATCCTCCGGTCCAAGTATAGGATGTCATCACAATCTTCTGAATGTCGGTGCAACGCATTAGCATACTGTTCTATAATCACCTTCCTTGATTTGAACCGGCTATTCGGCTCGAATATGTTACGCCCACACATGGGACAGCGAAACTCTAGTACTGCACCACGCTTGGGGTAACGGCGACGTTTTATGGTCCCAGGATATGGGAGTCCACTCCATTTATAGCCATAACATGCAAGTACCCACAACATGCCTTGCACCGCAAATGGAGCTTTTGTTTTGTAGTCCTTCATGTCGGCCCGCATTAATAGCGTGGGTATTGTCCGATTGAAGGCACCACGATGAGCCAAGATAACAGATATTTTGATCTCTGGAACCAGATCAAGTACCAGGCCCAAGTTGTACATCTTGGCTACGATTGCCTTTGCATCGTCCCAAGAAGGACTGAACACCTCGCCAGTGACGAAGGTTGTCCCAGTCTCCTTTATGCCCATAGATTTTTTCTTCATTGGACCTCCTTTTCCGGTACAATCTACTGACATATTTTCTCACCTAATTGTATCATAAGGTGCAATCTATGTCAACAGGTACATCGTCCCTGATACCAAGGTACGTACCCAGAAAGATTGGTTTGTACGTCTTTAAAAGGAAGGTTAGATCGTACCGCAAGGAACCGGTGCACGTACCTTAGGTCCTGGAACCCAGGTCATGGTACACGTACATTGCATCAAGGTACCAATGGCCCGAAAACTCCGACTTTGTACAAAAAGGCACCTGCACCTATACCAATCCACCTTGTACCAGCAATCCTGGGTTCCCGTACCTTGAGCGTAAATTGGACGTACCTTATCCGAATTGGTACGTACCTAGGTAACGGCATTGTACCACGATTGTCACAAATAAAAAGAGATGGTGGGGAGGGACCCAATGAGGTCCCTCCCGCTTCTATGGTACTCTCTATAATCATTTATCCCTTTTAGGAACTCAGATCATATCGCACCTCCTTACAGTGTGAAGTTTTGTATCGGTATAATAGAATAATTGCAAAATATGACCCAAGCCTCATTATAATGTCAAGGCTTGGGTCGGTTCACGTTAGGCGTGATCCTTATTCAATTCAGGTACAAGGTAAAGCTTACAGCCAAACGTCGATCTCCTCTTCCTCGTCCCCAGTCTTGGTTTCCCGTACCCGCTTTGGAATGGGGTGTTTCTGCACAGACACCTTGATTAATTCTCCGGTGCTGATTGCGGCTTTCATCCACATTGGGACGGGTGCCTCATACGTACCGCCACGACTCTTCGCTTTCGCAATAAGCGTGTACTCATTCAGGTACGTCAACTTCTTGGCATTGGCGGCGACCCAGATTGCGGCACCACCTGTGCTGTCCCCCCTTCCGCCAAGCGTACCCAAGATCATGGCACAAATGAAGGCTACATTCGCTGACCCAATCTTGGTCTGCTCCTTCTTGTTCTTGGATACTACCGTTGCAACTACATCACCATTGGGATGAAGTAATTGCACCAGGTCGTACTGATTTCGAACCGTTGTCTCAAGATTGTACAGCGGTTCCTGGCCCAGCGTGCGAATTGCTGGTAGTGAGATAGCTTTTCTCGGTGCGGCTTGTTGTTTAGCCATTTCGAGTGTCTCCTCTAGTATCTTGAGCTGAATATCCGGTGCATTTGGCACGTTCAACAGGAGATGCTCTTAATATGTGGGCCATCTCGCCAGATTTGGCACATTTCCTTAATCTTGAATATACAGTCCATCCATTTGGTCCAAATACACTAATTGTAACCTTATATATCTGCTGGGGACGAAGCATATTTTATCTCCTTCCACATCAACAAAACGGTATCAATGGGATCGCTGGGGTACGATATTTATCCTACTGGCATAGGCTGGACGCTAATTATACGCTGCATTATTTTATGGCCCAATATAAATGTTTCGGGCCATCGGTAATCGTTCTGCATCGCATCCAGCACTTTGGCATCGGACCGGCACTTGTCATAGACCCGTGCGGCTAACGCCAATGCTTCCTGATCTTCATAGAACCCGCAAATTGGGGTTCCATCCCTACGCTGGGCCGTAAAACAGATTTTCAATACGGGAATTGCAATCAACCAGGGACTATTTCCTCGGTGCGAACTGTCATCTTCTGTCTTAGCATCCTTATCTATTGGTGCCATGTTCATAATCCACACCACTTGATTAACTAATTCAGAATGTGCACCTGCAACAATCTGGTCAGCCT